CAACCGCTACCAGCGCGATTACATGATCCCGCTGTCTGGTGCGTTCCCCGTTGACATCAAAGTTATCCGCGTCAGCGCCGACGAATCCAGCACCAAACGCCAAAATCAAACCTATTGGTTCAGCTACACCGAAATCATCGACGAGAAACTCCGCTACCCCAACAGCGCATTGGCATTTTTGCGGTTTGATTCCCGCCAGTTCGACTCAATCCCAACCCGCAAGTATCTAATTCGCGGACAAAAAATCCAACTGCCCAGCAACGCCAGCGTCGATACCACCACGTATTTGGGTCGCGTCACCTATTCCGGCGTCTGGGACGGCACCTTCGGCGCTGCAACGTGGTGTAACGATCCCGCGTGGTGCTTGTGGGACTTGCTCACCAACACCCGTTACGGCGCCAGCATCCCCACCAGCAGCCTGGATCGCTATGACTTCTACGCCATCAGCCAATACTGCAACGCCCTTGTTGACGACGGCAAAGGTGGCTTGGAACCACGCTTCTCCTGCAACCTGTTGATCAACAGCCGCGACGAGGTTTACAACGTCATCCAAGAGATGACCAGTCTGTTCCGTGGTATCGCGTACTACGGCGCCGGTTCGCTCGTCCTCCAGCAGGACAAACCCACCGACTCGCAATATCTGCTGGGACCCAGCAACGTTGTTGACGGTCTTTTTATCTACAGCGGCACATCACAAAAAGCCCGCCACAGCGTCGCCACTGTTGCTTGGCAGTCCTACGACACTCTTGGCGAAGTTGAGTACGAATACATCGAAGATGCAGACGCTGTAGCCAAATACGGCATCATCAACAAAGACATCAAAGCCTTGGGCTGTTATAGCCAAGGTCAAGCTCACCGCGCTGGTAAATGGGCACTCCTTAGCGAACAAAACCTAACCGAAACTGTCACCTTCTCGGTGTCAATCGACAGCGGCATCATCCTGCGCCCTGGAATGGTAATTGACATTGCCGACCCGATGAAGACGGGTACACGTCGCAGCGGTCGCGTCAGTTCTGCAACCACAACAGCAATAACCATCGACAACAACAGTCTGACCGTCAACGTATCTAGTAGCCCAACTATTTCGATCTTGATGCCAACCGGCTTGGTTGAAACACGCACCATTGTTAACATTTCAGGCCGTATTATCACAGTCAACAGCGCCTTCAGCGAAGCCCCCAACGCCAACGCAATCTGGCTCATCCAAACCAGCGACATCGAAGCACAACAGTTTCGCGTTCTTAATGTTGCTGAATCGGAAGACAGCATCTACGGCGTCACCGCCCTGCAGTACAACAGCAGCATTTACAACGCGATTGAAAGCGACAATACTCTGACCACCCGCGACATCAGTAACCTCAGCGATCCACCTGATCCGGTCAGCAGCATTAGCGGCACTGAATACCTTTACCAAGACGGGCAAGGTGTATTTTCAGGCTTCAGCCTTAGCTGGATCAACCCCAAGGAACGTGTTTCTGAGTTCCGCATCAAATATCGAATCGACAATGACAACTGGCAACAAATCAATACACCATCACCATCAACAAAAATTCTTGATACACGCCCCGGAACGCTATACATCCAAATTCAGGCATACAGTTACCTGAACAAAGGCAGCACGATTGCAACCGCGCAATTTTCGCTTGTCGGCAAAACCGCTGTCCCCGGCAACGTCCAAAACCTAAGTTTTGAGGCCATCAACGCCAACTCCGGTCGCCTGCGCTGGGACGAGACTGTTGATCTTGATGTGAAGGTCGGCGGCAAAATCCACATCCGCCACAGCAACCTGACCGACGGCACGGCTAGCTGGAGCAACAGCGTTGACCTAATCCCCGCCAAATCCGGCAGCGCCACCGAGGCCATCATCCCGCTGGTGGAAGGCGAGGTGCTGGTCAAGTTTGAGGACGATGGAGGCCGCCAAAGCGCCAGCGAAACCAGCATCATCATCGACCTGCCCGACACGCTGGCACCGCTCACGCTGATCAACCGCCGCGAGGACCAAGACGCGCCACCCTTCCAAGGCACGCGCACCAATACCTTCTACAGCGACGAGTTTGACGCCCTGACGCTGGATGGCTCGGACCTGCTGGATGACGTGCCCGATGTTGATTTGCTGCCCACTTTCGACGTGATGGGTTCGGTGCAGTCTTCCGGCACCTACGACTTCGCCACCACGGTCGATTTCGGCAATACTTTCTCCATCGACTTCAGCCGCTACTTCGTCACCCGTGGCTATTTCCCCAGCGATCTGATCGACAGCCGCCTAGCCGAAGTGGACGACTGGAGCGATTGGGACGGCGGTGTGATCGACGCGGTGAACGCCATCCTCGAACTCCGCAGCACCACCGACAACCCCAGTAGCACTCCGACGTGGAACGCATGGCAGCCGTTCGTTAATGGCACCTTCCGTGGTCGTGGCTTCCAGTTCCGCACCACGCTGACCAGCAACGACGTTGCCGAAAACATCCTCGTCGATGAGCTGGGCTACCTCGCCACCGTCCAACGCCGGACCGAGCAGAGCAACGCCGCAGCGAGCGGCACCACCAACACCGCCGTGACCTTTCCCTACCCGTTCTTCACTGGAACGGCCAGCATCGGCGGCCTAAACGCCTATCTGCCCAGCGTCGGTGTGACGGCACAAAACCTGCAGGCCGGCGATTACTTCCAAATCTCCAACGTGACTGGCACCGGCTTCCAGATCAGCTTTTTCAATTCCGGTGGTAGTCCCGTCACCCGCAACTTCACATGGAGTGCAACCGGATATGGACGGCAGGGCTAAACTTCTTGTATTAAAGGACGCCTGATTCGTGGCTCAGCACGATTACGTCATAGCCAACGGCACAGGGGCTGCTGTCCGTTCTGATTTGAATGGTGCGCTTGGTGCCATCGCCACCAACAACAGCGGCGCCACTGAACCGACCACCACCTACGCCTACCAGTGGTGGCCTGATACGACCACCGGCCTACTCAAGATCCGCAATGCCGCCAACTCCGCGTGGGTGACAGTTGGCACACTGGCTTCCGCCAACCTCGGCCTGCTGACCACCACCTCCGCAGCCAGCACCTATCTCGCCTTGGCGGGCGGCACCATCACCGGCGCCCTTGAGATCGGCTCCGCTGGTTCGTTGGTATTTGAGGGCAGCACCGCTGACGGCAACGAAACCACACTGGCGGTCACGGACCCAACCACAGACCGCACGATCACGCTGCCAGATGCCACTGGTACGGTGCCGCTGCTTAGCCTGGCGCAGAGCTTCAGTGCAGCACAACGCGGCACCATCTCAACGCTGACTTCAGCCAGCACGGTGACGCCGGACTTTGCACTGGCCAACAATTTCAGCATCACGTTGGGTCATACGGTCACCTTGGCTAACCCGACGAACCTGACGGCTGGGCAAAGCGGTGTGATCTTTATCACGCAAGACGCCAGCACTGCCCGCACCGTGAGTTTTGGCAGCTACTGGGACTTCAGCGGCGGCACCGCGCCTACCGTCACCAGCACGCTGTCAGCCGTGGATTGCTTGGTGTACACGGTCCGCAGCACGACTAGCATCCACGCACAACTGCTGACCAACCTGAGCTGATTCATGGGAGTTCCCGGAAGCGCCAACCTCCTGTTGCTTGGTGGCGAGCAAGGTTACAAGATCTCACGCAGCCTGCGGTTCAACTCGGCGGATTCGGCTTACCTCAACAGGACTCCGGCGAGTGCGGGGAATAGGCGCACATTTACCTGGAGTGGGTGGGTAAAACGCTCGAAATTTGGAGACGAAAACAAGACCTTTACTGCAGGTTCCAGCGGCACGATCACTTATCTGCAGATTCAAGATAACGTTACCGATGGTCTAACGTTTGCCCGCTACACCGGTACTCATACGTTTCGTTTAAGCACAACACAAGTATTTCGCGATTCATCTGCGTGGTACCACATCACCTTGGCTGTTGACACGACCCAAGCAACAGACACTAACCGGGTAAAGATTTACGTCAACGGGACTCAAATTACTGTCTTTACAACTGCAACATACCCTGCACAAAATCTCGATCTTGAAATTAACAATACAAACGACCACCGCATTGGAAGCGGATCAGTTGGTTTTTCAAGCTCTGGCTATCTTGACGGCTACCTCACTGAGATCAACTTCATCGACGGCCAAGCCTTAACTCCCAGCAGCTTTGGCGAGACCGACACCATCACCGGCGTCTGGAAGCCCAAGAAGTATGCCGGCACCTACGGCACAAACGGCTTCTACCTCAACTTCTCGGACAACTCCGGCACCACCAGCACCACGCTGGGCAAGGACAGCAGCGGCAACGGCAACAACTGGACGCCCAACAACTTCAGCGTGACCGCTGGTGCCGGCAACGACAGCATGATCGACACCCCAACGCCCTACGCCGATGGCGGCAATGGCAGGGGGAATTACTGCACGCTCAATCCGCTAGACAATGGCGGGCTGGCGCTTGCTAATGGAAATCTTGAAGGAACCTACACCGCTACCGCTTGGCGCACAGCACGAGCGACTTTTGCAATCACTTCTGGTAAGTGGTATTGGGAGGTCAGCTCTCCCAACGCAACCACCGGCACATCCCCGTACCAGGCGATCATGGCCGGGATTGCAAAATCCGCAGCAACACTTACGAGTTATGTTGGATCGGATGCTTCCGGGTGGTCATATTTCAATGTAGATGGTACAAAATACACGAATGGATCCAACGCTGCCTACGGTTCTACTTGGACATCTGCAAATACTATTGGCATTGCATTTGATGCCGACAACGGAACGCTTACGTTTTACCGAGACAACACAAGCCAAGGGACAGCCTTTACTGGGCTTACATCGGGTCCCTACTTCCCAGCCGTAAGTTGCTACAGCGGGTCCTCTGTAACGGCAGTTTGCAACTTCGGCCAACGCCCCTT